TTGATATTTGGAAGCACAAAGAACAGATCACCACCTGGTTTAAGTACGCGTAACCACTCAGTTAAGATGATCTTCCACTTTTCTCTTGAGAAGTGTTCTAGAACATGTGATGAGAAAATAAGATCAAATTCACTGGAACCAAATGGAAGTTCGGTAACATCGCACCGATAATCTGGATTGCACTCTTCCCGAATATCCACCCGTACAAGAGTGTAATCAGGAAAATCAGGGGATCTATCAAGCGGCCCGCACCCGATGTCGATTGCTTTTTTAAGTCCGTTTGATGGCATTCTTCGCATAGGCAAAGAATTGGATGAGAGGGAATACGTTTTACCCGTGTACACATCTTCGTGACCACAGATTAGAGATCCATCGCACCAGACCTCATAATCCGTTTCTTTCTTTAATTTATTTAGGAAAAAGAGATCTTCAGTCCACATATCAGCTTGGTTTACACCATCTTTAAACTGATCTGTGTCAACGGTTTTAAACCACGGCTTACTCATCTTTGATAGAACTTCAGTTCTGATGAGCGTACAGTCCATCCCTAAGCCACTTACTTCAAAGAACTCACCCGCTTTCCAATCCCAGTATGATCCCAAACCGTTCTCTCTAAAAACAAGAGGAGCTGGCGGATCGCTTTTGGAACAATACACTCCCCCAACAACACCAATCTTTGGGTTTTGTTCCATCCTAAATATAAGTTGACGAAGTGTGGGATTTGGTACTACTACATCGTCACCCAAGAAAAATAGATATTTATTACCTTGTTCTACCGCAGTTTCTGCTATGGCTTCCCTCGCCACATCCACAGGTTGATTCTTAACTACCATATGATTGTAGTTATAATTTATTGGAGGGCAAAGACCTTTAAACGCCATTGCCCAATCCAGTGTAAGCGGCCTACCGAGTGTCGGAATCCCGATCATTAGGCCGTGTCCAGTACCAGTTATCTTTTTCAATTTGTCCCCATAAATTTATTAATTTTAAATTACTCTAACTCATTACTCGAGTTTATGTGATTAAACTCGTACTCACATTTACGTTTCGCGTTTTTTAACTCATTCATAGCGATCGTATTCTCTCGGATCACTGCTTTCAACTCACTAACTATTAATTGATAGTTAGCTCTCTCTGAGGTGTAAAGCGAAAAGAGTTGACGCAAAACAATGAGCAATACAGCAACCGTAGGACTTTGCCTCAAAAGCTCCTGTAAGGTTTGCTCCATCCATCACTTCCCTCTTGTCTTCGACAACAACTAGTTAGAGACGGTGTAACTCAACCCTAACGTATTGCTAGTCGTCTTATTAATGGTTGAGAAAGTAGCTCTTCCCAACAATGTTCCACCGGAGGATGAATTGAAGAGACCAACTTCCCCTAGCGTGGTATTCCCTTGATTAGTTGCAAGAGACATTTGTGCCATCCACGAAGGCGGGTTAGAAGTAAGATTGGTCGTTGTGAAAGTACCAATCGCTAAACGAGTGGTTTCACTTTGGAGCGCGGAATCAGATGTTGCAGGTGCATTTGTTCCGGTTCCAACGGCCATATATCCAATACTCTGCGAGGTTATCATATCGCTTGAGATAATTTGTTGAAGAACAAATCGTCTCCCCGCAGTCACAATCGTATTTTTATTGGCTTCCCATTGAATCGGAGCTTTGATCCGATCCACTTCTTTCTGGGCCGCGTCATAGAGCGCGATCTCTACGTAGCCGCGGAGGTTAATTAGATCATTCATTTAGACTTTTCTCCCTGGATAATTTGACGGAAGTTGAGGCATTGGATATGATCCTCCGCGACTCCTTAAATCACTCGGCTCTAAATTATGGCGTTTAGAGACATACGAATTTGCGTTAATCAACTTAAGAGTTTCAAATTGTGCGCGAAACTTCTTCTTATGATAATCTGATGCTAGTAAGTTCTGGCCCTTACCTTCTTTCAAGAATGCTCGATAAAGTGCGTAATGCTTCTTATACCTTCTACCCAAATGGGGAGGTAAAGCAAATTCCGCGTCAGCGGGATCACTAGTTCTATAGCACGTTACTATGCATTGCTGTCTTATTTCCGTTGCGTCCCAAAGATCTTCCAGCCCTGTGGGGGATTTGGCTGAGTTAGGTGTAGGAATAAGTCTAATAACACTAAGATTAGTAGGATGGACAGTATAATATCTCGGAATACCTGAAGAATACTCATTCTTGGTAACCTCACTGACTACCGCTTTATTATACGCTAAATTATTAGCCTCATTGAAATCCATCGGTTCGAGCTTCTTACCTTCCCAAGTGATATACATTACTTTCTTAATGTTTGGGTTTAGGCCGTAAGTGCTCTGATCTGCCACTATCGTAAGAGCATACTTTGTGAAATGTATATCAAGATCTGAAGCTATACGCTTCTCAGCTTCGGAGAGCAGATTCGATAAGTAAGCGTCTTCCCAGATTATTGGCATTTAAACATACACCGGACGGTTATTAGCATCATAGTGCCAGGTCAGGAAATCATCACGATTATCAACGTGCAAGAAATTGTTCCCAAGTCCAAGACCGTGAAACCCTACTGATTTTGCAACTTCATAAATAGTAGCGAGACTCACACCTGGAGAGGAAATATCGGCCGCGCGGCCCAAAACGTGAAATGAGCTTGGTGCTCCACCGACGTCTTTATTGTGTTTAGCACATCTACACCCAGAGTTGATACGGATCGGGACTTTCAATTCATATCTCATATTCTGAAGTTTATCAACTATAGCTTGCTGGATATCATCAAATCCGCATCCACAGTTACACGCGAACTCTTCAGAAGTGAAATTAACCGAGAGTTGCATCAGTATCTCCGTAACACCACTCCAAGAGAAGTTCCAAAGAGGAGAGCAAGAATCAAATTGATGAGGAGAATCGAGAGTAGGATATAGATGGCAATTGAGATAAATCTTACAATAGTTCCATCAAGAGTAGGGAATTGGCGCAAGGCCAAAAGAGCTAACGCACATAAAAGACATATCACAACGAATTGAACTATCATTACCAAGATCCTCTCAAACCATTTACATAGTCAGGCAAGATCAAACGGTTTCTAAAAGTCTTGCATTCTTCAGCATCTTCGCGGAACTGATTCTCGTAAAGTTCAGCCTTCGTCCATTCTTCAGCCTTAGTTAGAAGGACTGAAGTTGCGTAATTTTCCAAAGCACGAAACCCAGAATCCACGGGGATATTAAGATCAGAAGACCCAAGTAATGTTGGAGCGTTTGCATAATAGAAGACCCAAAGATTATCCGCTGTAGTTACGGTTGCGTGTGGGAAGAGTCCGACTCGTCTGTAGTTTGCGACCCAGAAGTCGCTTGGATTTCCAGTTTGGAGTTCCCAATCATCTCTTTGATATTGCATCCATCTAATGTCTCTGGAAGCAAGCCAGAGTTTATTAGAAGCTCGATATATTCCACGGAGGGCCACAAAGTCGGGGATGAGAGTGACAAGGTCATAAAATACTAAATCCGCTGTTTCGTTAATTGCAATAGCTTTAGGAAGTAGACCGTGAGTGACCGTCAAATCCTCATAACCATCCTGAATAGCATCTTGAACTTCTTCAGAAGTTGTGAAGACACCAGAATCGTTGAGATTGGTTTGGACTAAAGAGGATAGTTCGTCTCGGGTCATTTAATTCCCAACCATCTTATTTTTATCTGCGACAGCTAACTCAAGATGCTTAACTTCTCCAAAGATCCGTTGAGTTAGCACATCCTCATAAGTAGGCCGCGCCACGCCCTTACGGGCGCGCAAGATAGTGTACTGAGGGTTCCCATTATTTTCTTCAGTTCGAGTTTCAATATCTTCAAAACCTACTGTTAAGAGGAAATCCTTAAGTTCTGGCGTGTGCATCGCGCATACGTGAAAATCCTTGGGATCGAGCTGGCGGCCAAAGATACAATTCTCCCAAAATGCTCGCTTACCCATAAAGTTATCAAGCCAGAACTTGAGGCAAATACTAAACTCTGGATAACCTAAAACCAACCGGCCCTTTTCTCCGAGTATGCGATGGAACTCTGAGAGGAGCGAGAGATGGAATCTTTTCTCAATGTGCTCAATAGCATGAAAGAAAACCACTTCATCCACTTCACCATCTTTCCAAGGTAAGATGCCGGCAACATCCAATACGACATCAGGATTGACTTCAGGGTTGACATCAACATTTACGTACCCCTCTAACTTGGTTAGACCACAAGCTAAATTAAGCTTCATGTTATTTCTCTGCAAGTACAGCCATTAATGACTCAGGATCACGATCCTGACGCTCTGGATTAACAGTTTTTTCAATTCCAGGATACCGCTTCTCATCAAATTCTTTCTGAAGTTTAACACTCTCAGGATGAATAAGTTCAGTCCCCAAAAGATGTCCAGTTTTCACCCAAGTATGAGCAAAGATACTAACACCATCCACTTGCTCTTTCGCTCTCTTGCAGAAAAAGACATCCTCTGTTTGATGTGTACCAGTAACAAAGAACGGTGGAATAACTTTCTTGAGTAGATCGACTTTGATAAGGCAGCACGAAAATCCAACGGCGTCACATTCCAACAAACCTGTGGTCTTATCAGCTTTCTCTTCATAGTCATCTACAAAGGAGTTCTTTTTATACGCTTCATCCGTAAAGTTAAAGATCATCGGATGATACGGATATCCTCTGATGTGCGTGACTCCGCAAATGATATCTTTATCCGCTTCCACCAATCTATGCCAAGCGTCAACAGGAAGGAGTACGTCGTCATCAATGAACATAAGGTAATCAAAATTACCTTCAAGAGCAACCTTAGCAGCTTCATTACGCATCCGATCTATACTCATCCTACGCGGATTACATAAAGCGAAATTAACGTCGCTTATCTTCTTCTTATCCTCAGATCCCTTATAAACTCCCAAGCGATAAAAGAATTGCATATGATTAGAGTATGCAAGCTGATCGACATGGGCTAGATTATTTATGCCAATTAAAGTATTAATTTTATTCGAGTTCATGAAATATCAATTCTAGCTAAAAAGTGGGCCGCCCACCGGGAGGAGATCGGGAGCGGCCCGTGTTAGGTTTACCGGAGAATAAACCTAAAGTCTTCTAACGATTAACAACTATAGAGCTTTGACAAAAACCTTAGTCGCAATCGTTAGAGCCGTTCCATTTGTTGTTGCCGTGCTCAATGTTGAGTTGAACGAAGCAACATCATTTGCCAAAAATGCAAACGCTAGACGATTTCCGTAGAACGTCGTAGCGTCAGTGGAAGCAAAGGCCGCAGAACCAGCAGCAGTGGAAAAACAGTTATTAACTGTATCCAAGCTGAGAATTTGACCTTTAGCCATAGAGGTAGAGCCGGCCCAGTTTGAAGTGTCAGAAGCTCTCGTGGCACGCAAAAGAATTGCATTCTTATGAATACCAAAAGAAATAACAGAACCGTAACCGCCAACAGGAATTGTGTCGGTAGCAATTCCCAAAAAGAAAGTCGTAGCCAAATCCGTTGTGAGACCAGAAGGAAGTTTAACGGCAAGACCGTCATCCGTCCCATCCAAACCCATTGAAACTGGAGTGCCACGAGGAATAACTGCACCAGAATCATTAAGAATCTGGGTTTTTAAAAGATCACCACCGCGAGGAGCGCCAACTACCATTTCTTTATATCTCCTTTCTCTTTAAGTAAGCGTCCTGGCGATTTTGCCAAGAACACCATGCTTGCGGCGATTGTTGACACAGATATTACCAGTCCACACCAAGTGACCAACGCGAGAATCTCCATTGATGGGTTTAGCAAAAGACTTGCCATTCTCATCTTTGAGCATAACGAAATCTCGGCCGCTCATATACTTCATGCGGAAGAACTTGGTATTGATGAAATACGCAGTTCCGCCCGTTGTGGTGGTGGTGTCAGTTGTTCCAGCGAACACGTTGGGAATTTTCTCGTCCCACGCTACCGTAGCACCCATGAACTTGAAATTCGTAAAGGGGAATTTCTGATCTTCCGTGATCTGGCGATACTGATTGAAAAACGCAAAGTGGAAGAGTTCGTAAGAACCCTGATCCATGAGAATCAGGTCGGGCGGCCCCCCTGCGGATTTAGAACAAGAGTTATACATGTTGACCATCTCTTTAAGAAAGCCAACATAAGTAGTAGCTGCTGAAGTGGCAGTTTGATTTCTCCACCAGCTCTCAGTATTACCTGAGATATTTCCAACTGTTTCCGACGTAGTGCTATACTCAATGAGTTTAGCGATTGGGTCTACAGAAGTAGATCCATTGGTTCCGCTAACTTTGGGAGTCGTCAAAGCTCCGTTTCCACTTCCCTGGAGGAAGTGAGTCATGAAGCCTTCTTGAATTCCCATCTCAGCTTGCATGATCTTCGTTTTCACAAGATCAGTAATTCGTTCACGATTCTTGAGTACGTCAAGCATCGCATATACGATAGGAGTAACAATGGAAGACCATTGATACACCGCAGAAGTTACGCCTTCAATCGGTGTAACACTAAGCTCGTCGTATCCTTCGTATGTGTCGATAGGATTTAGAGCCGTCATCAGAGGGATTTGGATGTAAGTTCCAGATCCGCCATCCTCATACATACTACCAGCAATTAGTTTATGGAAAAGTGCATTGGATTTACCAATATTATCGATCATCTTCTTGCTGTAATTTGCAAGAGTCTGGCTAAAAAGCGTGTCAAGATAAGTAGTGATGACAGAGGGATTTGAGGTATCGCCAAAAGTGATAGCCATCTAAGATTCCCTTTAAAGTTAAAATCTACTTAATAGATTCCATTGCGCGAGCAATGGCGTCATCAAGAGACTCGGCAGGCCGCGGTTTGACTCCAGAATCAACCGGGCGTTTTCCGTTTAGTTTAGTATCTGGATCGGATGAATTGCGGGTGATTTTACCCGCCAATGCTTTCGCATTTTTAACTTTAGCTCCGCGATGCTTCGCTATCGCGTACAACTCTTCCAAATGTTCCTTTGCCGAGATGTTCTTCGGCATCGGAGTACGCTCTATGAGAGCTGCAATTTCTGATTCGTATGACGCTGCATCATCATAAGTGGCGTTTAGCCAAGTAAAAGCCTCATCAGCTTCTCTCTCGGCTTGACGATTAGAGATTTCCGCTAACTGAGCAGCACTGAGTTTACGCTCATTTGCAAGAACTTTCTCCATCACATTTCCTAGCTTTCCAGCTAAGAACTGATACTCATCACCAAGTTCTTCTTTAATGACATCCCGAAGAGAACTGACCTTCTCCTGTTTCTCAGCAGGAGTATCGCTCTTTCCGAAGGAAATGTTATGTTCTTGAGCTAGAACAGTTAGAATAGATTTAGCAGTACGAGGATCTTTTAAAGCTCGATAAAGCGATAGTGCTGAGGTTTGCTCTTGCTTATCATCATCCGACAAACTGACCTCAGATGTAGTGGCATCATTCCCTGCCAGTTTCTCTGACCCAGCTTCACTCCCTTTATCCGAGTCCGGAAGAAGCTGCCCTTCTGAGGGAATTTCTCCTTCGCCCGTTTGTTGTCCATTGATTTCTTCTACCATTAGTTGATTTCCTGAAATTTGCTAACTTAAAATATATTAATAGCCACCCTGCTTCGCAGGTTTACGCTTCCCTTGAGGGGGCCGCGCGGCTAACTTTGCTGCTAGGATCTTTACTGTACTCTTTTTCATTTTAAACTCTAAGAATCGTAAGTCTGTTCCCACGCTGTACCGTAGACATTTTGAGCAACTTGATAGCTTACTTTTGTATAGCGATCACTATCTGCCTCTACATAAACCTCACCAACTTCATATTGACCTGGAAGAATATCTTCGTAAAGTACTCTATCTTTCCACGGCTGCTTCTTGAGTGGCGAGCCGATTGGATATCCTTTTTTAGGATGGCGTGCATCATACCCAGGATATTGCGGAACAGTATTAAGAGGATTACCTGCTACGCATGACAAAGTGTATAGAACAGATGACGGATACACTTTAACGTTGCGTACATCTACTTCATAAGTTTCGCCATTTGGAAGTTTAGCTGTGAAATTGGTTTGGCCTAACGCGCTAGTTTCTGGAGAACTATTATACGTGGCATACCATTGAGTAATGGTAAAGGGCTCTTCTTCAATAAGCCACATAATAGAATCTTGAAATACCACATCATCCCACCTAAGTGGCGCTAGATCCTGATATGCATCATTATAAAGATTCTCTGGATTCTCGATTCCTTCAGGAATCGGGGGAATTATGACAGCCATATGATTTTCTCCTTATTGGACTAGCTGATTATTCAGCTGATTATTAATATCATCTTGAGTTGGAGGAGTATTTTGCTCGCTTACGCGCTGCATTTCTCCAGTGCCTCCGGCACTTTCTTGACCCCCACCCTGTTGTGGGCCGCCCCCGCCCTGCGCGGCCATCATTTGAAGAAGTGCCGCGTTTTGCATCTCTCTTATAACTCTTTCGTTCCGATAACCTACCTTGTAGGCCGCTTCGCGGATAAGTAATGGAGACATTGCAAGTTCTGGGAAATTCTTAAGAATCGAAATGAATTCGATGAACTTGGTCTTTTCAACCTCATTTTGTGCCGGCGAAGTCGAGCTAACATCAACCAAAAGTTTAAATTCGTACCCGTCATTAAGATCAGCCGGATTCAACATTTTGTATTCGGTTTCTGGCTTGAACTCTTGATACAATTGGGTTGATTTATCTGTGGATTCAACCATGACGGGTAACGTGAGCCGATCTCCAGCGGTGATGATAGCAAGTCTTGCAACCTCTGTGATAAAAGTATTAACTTCCTCTGTATCCGCAGTTTCTCTAACGTTTGATCGGTTTTCAATAATCTGAGCCTGTGTTGCAGTTTGTCGATCCGCAACTCCTCTTGCTTCACTGCTAGTACCTGAAATGATGTTAAAGTCTTCACGGGTTACACTCAATGATTGTAATGCTTGTGCGCCAAGATCTGCATTTGCTATTGGAACAATTCCTGGATTATCTACTCTCTCCATCTCGATGACTGTGCCATCGGGGCCGTGGTTAAATTTAGAGAGTTCTTCGTGAGAGAATACACCCTTGCCTACCTGGAATTTGCGGACAAACCGCTTTCTATGATTTCTGGCTTGCTCGCGAGCTTCGTTAATTTCGTCTTGCTGTGAGAGCCAGTGGTAAACTGGAGGAATAGGGTAAAAGCCATCAAAGTCCAAATCCCAACGAAAATCCACGATAGGAGAGTAGCTAAACGGTTCTTCATGATAGATTTCCCCGTCACTATCTAAAACGATATACTTCTTACGTGATTTGTTATCCCAAACTTTCCAATACTTTACAGCGTTAGGGACATTCTTTACGTTCTCCTCGTGATCGTACTTACCTTCGCCACTTACTTCCGCACTAGAAATAGACCCGATCTTTGTACCTGTTGCTTTTTCAAAATCTGAACGGCCTGCATAGTCGTAATATCCATACCAGTCACAAAGCTCAAGAGAATCTTCGGATCGCTCAGACACTCGAAAATTCTTCGGAGAGATTCGTTTAAAGAAGAGGTGCTCGGACTCGGTAAGCACTTCAGGCTTCGTGATGATTCGATCTTTAAAGTTCTCACGATCTTGATCTGAGGTCCACTCAGGTCTTGAGGCTTTTGGATTTTCAATAAATGAACCTGAGTACGCGACTTCCATGATTCCAAATCTGAAGAATCCATCACGAATACACTTCTTTAAATTGAACGAGAACTTGTTATGCGGATTCTGGATTATGGTGTTGACGTAAGCCTCTTTACGCTGCGCTGAGGCTAAAGATCTCTCTAAATCGTAAGATGCGTCTATTGCTTTGGGGATCGCAATGATGTACGGCGTATTGACGAGATAATTCGCGAGCTTAATCTTGATAGTTGAGTATACCAGATTAAGCGTATAGGGACGATTGTCAGGCCCAAGAGAAAGTTGGAGATTCCATTGTTTTCCACGATAATACTCCTCTAGAATATTGCACAGATATGTATTAGCCCATGTGTCATAGGCTTGATCTGCTTCGCGAAATCTCTTTAACCAGTAATTGGTTTCCATGCTAATTAAATCTAGCTTATCCAATCTTTATGGTGTGGCGTGGTGATCTTTGATAGGGGCCGCTGTAGGTTACGCATCTTTTCCATCTTATCAAACGCTATGAGACTTCTTTGGGGAATTTCACGCCTACTTGATTTAAGGCCGCGCGAGTGCATTGCGACAAAATATCGAATCGGATCATACGCGTGGTCGGTGACCCCTGGATCACGATCATCTGAATAAATAACCCTTCCATTATCAGATCCGATTTCTTCACGTCGAGCGGCCATGAGTTGTTCGATGGCGTTATAACACCCATAACTGTGGCCGCTCCTCTTCTTTATGAAATACATTCCTGGAGCATGACGCAATCCCGTGAGTGGATGACAAAATTCATCACTTTTATTTAGCAACTCATTGATTCGATTTCGTGTAGCGAACTCGTTATTATCGGCCGCTTCCCAATAAATTGGTGGGGCTTTGATATCTGTTGTCAAATACTCGTCTGCTACAGTCCAAAACGCCCCATTCTTCTGGGAGTTTTTCTTAAAAATTGAGGGATCGGCGTAATTCCCAGCATATATCTCGTTCTTAGATAGATCAGCGATATTACGTCTATGATCGCCGATAAGAGTATTAGGAGCATAATACTCACGGTAAAATATATATACGCCACGAAAGTGAGCAATCCACAAGCAACATGAAGGAGATGCTTCACCATGATCGAAAGCACGATACAAAATTCCTTCGCGCATCACCATCTTCATGAATTCATACATCTCTTCTCCATCAAGATCTATGATTGAAGAATTATCTATGTAATGAATTTGAGCACTGGAAGCTCCCCACTGACCCTCAAAGTACTTTGCGACCCACTCAGGATCGCGCTTGAGCATATTCTCGATGGTTTTTGGATCATTGAGAGCGGCCACTGTTTTAGCGTGCGTCCAGTGATAATCCGCATCTCTCATCGGTGAATCTGGATGAAACTTTCTATATATCCAATGAAACTTAGTGTCAGGATTGCAGAGAATATCAAGGAAATTCGGTACCTTGTCATTCCCGCGCTGCTCTTTGGGCCAATTATGTCCCAAGCCAGAGCCGGCTTTAATATAGTCGGGAACCATAGCTTGGTCCCAGCGGCCAATTCGTGAATCCAAGACATAATAAGTAGCTTCTTTACACTCTTCGGCTTGGTCGATGAGGCCAGAGTTAATTTCAAGACCGCGAAGCGATTGTTCGTTAAATGCATCTAAATGTTTCCAAAGAATCATCGAACCATTTTTAAGAGTTGAGATGCCCTTTTCCACATTGTGGGCTTCTACAAACTCTTCAGGGCATATCTTGAAGAATGTTCGCATTGTTGTTTCGCGGAGATCCGTGAACTTTTCCCTAGCAATGAGGGTTCGGTAGTTTGGATAGGAAGCTAGCATCATAAATTGACGCGCACATCCTATCCAACTCTTACCATTACCGAATCCACCTGAGAAACAGTTATTTCGAGCTTTAGAATAAAAGAACTGTTCTTGTTCTTTGGTCTTGAACTCGAAATTTAGGTCCATGAATTAAATTAAACGTTGGGGGGAATCGGATTTTCTGGATCTGTACCGAGAGCGTTAAGGGTTGCAACTTCTGCTTTGAGAGCGTCAAGGGTTTCTGCGTTGAGTCCAGCATCAATAAGTTTCTGGATTCGGGCGGCGATCTTATCCGTAGCTTCCTTAAAAGCTAGGATGATCTTAGCTACTTCGGGGTGAACCATTTCGTCTCCTTTTGTACCTAATTCATTTAGTTCGATTGCCTGTTCAACTTTAAGCGCCAGATCTTGCATCGAGTGCTTAATTAAGACCAATTCACGTATGGTCATAAACTTCGTTAACTAGACTCTACTAATAGTTGGCCGCGCTTCGCGCCGGACTTTCATTAGGGGGCCGCGAACGCCACCAGGAGATTAAATTTGGAGCGCCGCGCGGCCCTTTCTGCTAACTCAGAGGCCCCCGCCCAGTTAGCAAACTCATTTCCCGAAGGGAGCAAACTCTTTAGACTCTTTATCTGCAATTCAACTTATTATCCTTAAGCGGATACATGATTGACATTACTTGATCTAACTGTATCCGGGTTCCCTCAGACTCTTCCTGTTCCGCAGGTAAAATCACCACTGTTCTATCTTTTTCAAGAAGTGGAATAACTACTAAAGGATCTTCCAGTATCTCTGCTACTGTTTTTACAGTTAAAGTAAGTTTCTCAACTGCTCTAGGTTCAATTTGAACGCATTGTGCGGTTGGAATTTCATGCCCGTCAACTCTTAATGCCCAAGGAGTATATACTTGTGAAGGATCTAATCTCGTACATTCTTCATCTGATCCTATTTGTTCACCATCAATACGTGTAAAGCATTCTGGAGCTAAACATTGCATAACACATTAGCACATTAACTCATTAGCAAGCATACCAATCATCAGTGGGTTTCATTTTCTGGGCCGCGCTGGGCCGCACGACCTGCTTACCACTGGTTTCTTCGAGAGTGTAATCTTTAGTGAGTAGCATTCTCAAACCATTCCTGAAAATCTGAGGTTTAACGATTGGAACTGGGACTTTCCAAGATGCGTTATCTGGTTCAATGGTGAGTTGCTGGGTATCAGGACGAGTTGAAACTACAGATGGGGATACGTCAAGAATTGTTACACCAGATTGATTTGTGAAAACTAACGTGGAGCCGAGTCCAACATTGGTCGCATTTCCCGCCGCTGTAATTCCTTGAAGTGCTGGCCCAGGCGAGAATTTAGTTTGCTCTGGATCTACACGAGTTTGACCAAACATCCTATTCCCGAGAGCGGCCAGCGCAGTGAAGAATGCAAAGCGGGTTAAATTCATTCGGCTTCCCCATGCTCGTTCTCTTCGTAAAATCCCTTTTCTTTCTTGATCTTCTCTTGATATTCAAGATCAACGATTAGAGGATTTACGAGGACGAATCGAATGCCCATCACTTTACAGTGTTCCCTGGCTCTATCCATTGCTTGCTTCAGATTCCCCTTATAAGGGAAGTTTTTTGCTTTCATCACCGCCCCTTGGCGATAATGTAGAGTAAATAAACGATCTTCCATAGGCGAATTAATTTGTGTTCCCATAAGTTTAACTTGGAATTAAGATGTCGAACGCATTCTTTTCACGATTCCCCCCGGAGGGGTGGGCCGTGATATTGATGTTCACGATAGGATTCGGGATCTGGTAATCTTCCTTCCCGCTCACGTTATTGGCGAGGATCTTAGTTGCGAACTCGATAGCTCTCATTCTAATTAATGGATCACCAGATTGAATTATCTGAGTGACTTCATTAGCTATGAAAGCGAAACTTAGTCCTTGATCCTCAAAAGCTCGACGGGCCGCTTCCGCGGGTGTGATTTCATCTCCATCATTCCTATCAATTAAGATGATCTCCCTTCGTGGAAGGATGTTAGATTCCCGCATAACTTTCGTTGCGGGATCATCTTTTGGACGAGGAATTGCTATCTTTGGAACTTCACGTTCAATTTTAATTAGCTCTTGCTTGTGTTTAGCAAGCGGGGTGTTATCGCCTGACGGAGGCTTAAGTATCATTTCACTCCTTTTGTGGAGGATTTTGTGAGAAGAAGTCCTCTAAAGGATTGTTTTTAACTCTTGATAGTTCTCGCACTTCATCTGGAGTTAGAGTTTCATCTTTTAGAAATTCTTCGAGCTGTTGTGAGATTTGCATTTGAGAAATGTTGGCCGCGTCGGTGGTCGGAGCCGTGCGCGGCCCACGCTACGCGGATATGGCGTGTCTCGCAAGCCCGTTTAGAGACTCCGCGTAGGCGTTGAAGCGATTGTATCAGCGTTTCCACGAAGTGTCAAGCCTAGATGTGCCGTGTTATCAGCTAGTTGCAGACTTTCTGTTACCTTTCCACGGCCCGTGGGTGCTCTCTCGTGTGTAGCGCCGTGTGTAGCACGTATACATAAGGATACGAGGTAGGGTCGAACACCCTGAGCGCCATTTTTATTTTTTATTTTCATGTTCGTTTATTTTTATTTTTACGCACGTACATAATTTATTTTCTTAGCTCGCCAGACTTTTTAGCTCGTGGGTTTATTTCTCATTCGGCGCTCTAGTACATAAATATAAAGTACGCGCGGGGCGCGGGTTGGGGGATCGGGTGGGGCCGAACTAACAGTTAATTAACAGTTAACTTAACAAATTAAACATGTGATTCACATAAATAAATATCATCACAAAGCACTATACTATAAACATAAACTAAAATCATAGCAAAGCACTACATCATACAAAGTTCAGGCCGCGCCACGTGATGTTAACGCGGTCAACATTAGAACATTGGATAACGCAATGCCATAAATATAAGTGTAAGCGCGTACATCAATAGAAGTAACGCTGATATCCACACGTTGAGGATATAAGTAAAATGGTTATATTAGCAAAATTGAATTTGGCGCAGGTGCTCGCAAGTCAATTTTTCCGCACTGCCGTACCATCTGAAAATCAGACGTGCAGAAGACAAGCTGAGAGCAACCAGACCCATGTTTCTAAAAACCACATCCGAGATTTTCACACCAGATGCATATAAGAGGATAGAATCCACTTTGCATGACAAAGAGCTTTAACATATAAAATTAAATACTTTTAAGATTAAAGAAACTAAATAAATCTCTTGACAACTCCATACCATGTCATGATGGGACGTCCGCAAAAACTAATTCCAAGAAACGAGACAAAACGATCATGAAACAACTAGACTTTGAACACTCTGACGATATCTCATGCGATATCTGCAAAGAACCCGCCGTAGTAACACTCATCATTCGATCAACCGATACTCAGGCTTCAGACGAACTTTCAATGGACTACTGCAAGAAATGCCTGAGCACCAAACTGATTCAAGACGCATTTGCTTCAATTAAACTCCCTTGCACAATTGAAGACATGCAAGACGATATCGACGCGAGATACGAAGGTACAGAAGACTCGGAATAGTTCTTTCAGCGCCCTGTATAGCCAAGCAGGGCGCAACAAAGCACTATCCAAACCAAATCAGGAAAACCAAATGCCAAACATTAAACCGACAACAACCTTCAATCCAAATAAGTATGTTCCCATCACGGCAATTCCCTTGTGCCCCCTATGCGGAAATGCAATCGAACGTGGATCACTCAACTGGACTTTCAGCCCAACTAAAGAACGGCTTGGAAAATACACGGGATCGTATGTTCCAATGGTCCCCCACGTCTGGCGACACTACGATTGCTCGAACTTCACATCAAAGAACACGCCATCAACGAACCCCCCTGCTTCGCCGGAAAACCCCGCACAACCCACTACAGCGCCAACAGAACCCATTTCACAACCCCCCATCGAACAACCGAAACCATTTGAGGACTCGGAAACATTCAAGCCAGAAACGCCTAAACCCACCTTCGGTGGAACTTCCATCAAAATTAACCCCCTCCCATCTCCGAAGGCAAATGAGCATAAGCAATTCCAGAAATTGAAGCGCTTAATGGAACTTCGCAAGAACGTCTACTTGGGTGGCGATCCAGGATCGGGCAAAAGCTACAACATCAAAGAAGCATCAAAACAGATCGTTTCTTCAATCGGCGAAACAGGTCTCCGTTACGCATTCTTAGCTCTCTCAACCACTACCATGCCTTCGTACATCTTCGGGTACCAAGATTTGGCTGGTAACTTCGTTGAAACATTGTTCTACGACTTTTACAAGAATGGGGGAACTCTCGATATCGCTGAATTGGACAATTGCTCCAACAACCTTTTCACGCTCTTGAACAATGCCCTGGAGAATGGCGAGTGTTTCTTCCTGGGACGTACAAAAGATGAGCCAATGCAGCGTATCCCGCGCCATCCGGACTTCATTTGCGTAGGCAATGGAAACACAGATCTAAAAGGCCCAACCGATATGTTCCCCGGTCGTGAACAGCAAGACGCTGCTGCTGTAGCCCGCTTCGTAATGTTGAAGTGGGAATACGACACCGAAGGTGAATTAGCTCGTTGCATGACATCCTACGGCCCGACATTTGTACCAGTAATCAAATGGGCGCAAGCACTCCGCGCCTTAACTGCCCCAGGAAAGTCCGGTAACGTGAAACACGATGAACTTGTGATCTCTCAGCGTGAAATGTTCCACCTGTGCGATTGCATAAAAGCAGGTTTCGACAAATTGGAAGCAGTGCATATGTGCGTTTTCAAAGGCTACGATTCAGGCCGAGTCACTACTCTCCTCTCCGCTTGCCCGATCAACTTCTAAGGGAGCAAAAAATGAGACCTGTAACTTTCACAAATCTAGGCTACACTTGGCTAGCCACGTCAGACACATTTAACCATGTTCAAATAGTTTGCATGGGAAAAACATATCGTGCACGCGTAATGACGGGCATCCATAGAAACCTAACACTGAACTTTAAAGGATTATCCGAAGCGATGGCGTTTGCTATTCGAGAATTGAGATAACAGCATGAACTACATCTTAAAAGAAAAGCACCCGCAAAAGCCCTACTCTAATCTCTCTTGCATCGTCTCATGGAATAGTCTCGATGCTTACTTGCTGGACTGCGACACCGCTTACGCGGCCCTACCAGCAACTCTCAAGCACGGCAAACCCGAGACGGCCAAGATGCGCACGCCTGATGAATCTATCCTGGAAAAACTTCAGAACTTCCGTACAAAATTCTCACAGTCAAAGTTCGTTAAGACTCGTAAAATAGATTGGGATATCTCAGGGGGCGCTCTAGATATCCCTACAGCTCTCGCCGGGATTCCTGAGCATTTCCAAATCATCCGACATCACTACGGAAAAGCCGTCAAACTGGTATTCTCGCCTGAAGTCCATGTCGATACTACACAGTGCGCGATGCGTGGCGCGGCCATCTTATCCCTGGTACAAAGCCTTGAACAAAAGGGACATCGCGTTGAATGTTGGGTCGGATGGGACAATACGGTCTCCGGTGAAAAATACGAGTCACGTATCCTGATTAAAAAACAAGGTCAACGTCTCAACATTGTTTCTCTCGCTGCGCCATTCTGTGATGAGGACTTTCTTCGGACGTGTGAGTTCAACCTAATTGCTCATTTCCTCCGCACAACAGGAGTTGGACGCAATTACGGAATTACACTCAAAGGAGACATTGTTCTAGATGGCTCGTACAAAAGCATGTCACACTTCAGTTCTGAAGAATCATGCTTGAAATGGATCGAACAAATGAAACAAGACCTAGCCACAGGAAAGGGAATCTTATAACAATGGAACTCAACATGAATCTGAACTACACTTGCTCTCTTTGCGGAATGCCAGCTACAGAACACCTTTGCGAGTCCTGTACTAAACTCGCCAGTGATTCTCTGACGTGTGACGATGCGCGTGAAATGGCTCGCCAAGCACTTGCTAAACAGAATCCATACTGTGAATCGTGCCAGCTAGTGGCCGAGCGTAAAATGACCTGTTGTGCATTTCATTTCATTGACCTATACAACATCTAAACCCATTCGGGGGTTTTCTTTTGGGCAATTAAAATACACTACGTTTCGTTTCCCCTTCTGGGAAAGAACTTCGGGAACTAACTTTAAAATGCCACGCAATCGCTCACACTTGACAGCCACGCAATTAAATCTCTCTTCGGGTACTCCCATACGTCCAAACTTTCCGACGCGCCACGCGCGAAACTATCCGTTTAGTTTTTAAACTACAAGAAAACGCAAAGTTAAAACTAAAAAACCCTCCGAAGCGGGTTAGCTCCAGAGGGTTAGTTATTATTTATGAATCTGATTTATGAATTAAATTTAAATTCAAAGGGGAGTTTTAGTTTGCTCTCCCCTTCGTGACCCCTTTTGGGGATTTAACTATTCGTCGTCCCCTTCCTCATCATCATCGTCATCAACCGCAGACGTGGCTTTGAGGGATTCCAGGATGAAAGGCATAGTGAGGAACGCATCAAGAATCGCGCGAGTCTGCTTCTGCTTCGACTCTCGCGTGGGCTTTCCGTTATCACCATTTACGAGCATCGCGCTGAACGGCAACACTTGGCGAAATCCAGCGGCCAACTTCAGAACCGCCGTCTTGCTCGCGCCTTCTGCAACGACTTCTTTGCGCTTCTGAGCCAGAGTCAACTTCCGGAGCTTATCATTGATAGCACCCAAGAGAATCTTCTCATCAGCGATTCGTGCTGAGCCTTCCTCAACCGTTCCAGCAGGAGTAAAATCCGCTTCGACCTCTTTAGTCTTCTGAGTAAGATTCGACAAGTCAAAGTACTTGTACGTCTTCGTGAGCTTCTCAACCCCTACGGGGTTTGCTTGTGCATTTGCGGCCATCGTATCCTCTTCTGCCCTATCGGGCGGTCAATTTGCTTACATGACCAGCTTACGCTGGATTCTACCAACATGCAAGCGAAATCTACACAATTTTAAAAATAGTTAAATGCTCGCTCCGCTCGCAGCTACCCAAAGTTAAACCCGCGTCCGACCTTTGATTATTTTCCGGACCCTAGTGCTGGGAAAGTAGCACACCATTGATTCTAAAGGACATCCCGCTAACTCATTGAAGAGAATAGCACTTAGCGCCCCCCTTCGGGGGCTGAAATTTGGTACTTTTTCCGGCCCCCTCCCCAGGTATCCTCCCATAGCTCGGGCCGCTCCAGGGGCCTCACAAGCGCCACCAGCGGCCATCCTATATATGCTCCGCAGATCACACACTCATATTGGAATCCCACATGATACGTCGCAAATAATGAAGGGCGAATCTGATGGCGAATCTGGGGCGAAACGAGGGGCGAATCTGGTATACCCATCAACACCGAACTAACTTTAAAATCAATGGGATGCGGCCAAAAGCTGACAAAGTACCCCTATAGAAAAGGGGGGGTGTCCAGAGGGTGTTTCAAAAGAATAAACCTTAATGTGGGAAAAGGGTGCTTAAGTCCTTTGTTTTCAAGGGCTTCAGTTCCTAAGTTCAATATTATTAAAAAATATATATAATTGTAAACCGAGTCGAGTAAAGTGCGAAAGTTAACCTGACCGCAAGTCCTTTAGAATCAACAACTTACAGACACTATAAGCTAAACTTAGTAAGGGGGTTGAAGGCACTACGGCCAGGGTATAGGGGGGGTTTAACTCCGCTTCGCGGTTAACTCATTGAGCCTGCTCGAATTAACTTTTTTAACTTTCCTCTTGACTACCCTCAAACCACCCCCTATACTACCTAAGAACCGCCCCCAAAACGTGGTCACGAACCCACGGAGACCCCAAAGCGGCCTGAAAAACGAGGATATAACATTGGCTGAAAACAACACTAAACGTCAGCATCTCGTTGGATTCACAACACTATTAATTGTATTCACATCACCAATCTGGATCGAACTACTGATCAAAGGATTCTAAAATGAAACAGGAAGCACGCCAGGAATTAGATAAAGCTCTCAACGCTTTCGGCTCTCCGTTTATGGCCGCCGTCACGAACTTACTCGCCGATCCCGCCAGATGCGCCAATGCTCTAGACGATCACACTCTTTATGGTGGCTCATCTCCAAATCCCACACCAGAGGAAGCGGCCAAAATGTGCGCGATGATCTCAACTATCGCAAGCATCACTGAAATGGTGGCGTTCAAATTTAATGTTGATTGGGTCGCTTGCCTGATACTCTTCATGTTTGAAGCGGGACGCGGATACGAGCGCGAACAAACCTCCATCTCTGAATTGGAACGGATGTTTAAATAAATGAGCGAACTAATTAATAAATTAAACTCGTCAAGAGATTCTTTGATGGCCGCGCGCGAGGACTTGGATAAACTCGCGCAGATCTCGAATCAATTCCGAACATGCTTTGTGATGGTACTTACGACACCATCACAAACGATCCCGCCAAATGGTGGAATTGAGATCAAGAACTTCTTAGAAGATCAGCGCCAAGCTCGTATGGATAATTGTACACTCGATGAAGCGATAGCTTGGATTGATGCGTGCCAAGCTCAAGTCGCGGCCTACTCAATGCTTGCACGTAAGCTCTCCAAATCTAAAATTGAGCTTGATATTGAAAATGAAGTCGCATCTGCAACAGTCGAGACTCAAAACTATCGGGCTAAGAAGGTAGCTAAGAGTAACGGAAAGATCCATGTAGATAAAGATGGCGACGAAATTAAAAATCCAGTCACAGCAGGCATAGATCCCATAGATAAAGTGATGTTCAAAGGGATCAAAAAGATCCAGGCCGCTCTCAAGTGTGACTTTGCGACGGCGCGTGATATGGTGATGGGATTAAAGAAATAGGAAATTTAAAATGGAATATACAGTTCTAGTTGGTAACATTGGAATTGTTTATCGTGGCAAAGAAAAGCACATCGCGTATCAGATATTTAATTCCTATACCTGGTACAGTATTCAAGGTATTGGCCGCGCGGCTCATGAATCCGTAACGCTATTTAAAGATGATGAGATCACGGACGAACATTTAAAAGAAAAGAAATAAGCCTTCACAAAACTCCCCCTCCGAAGAGGGATGGAGTTTTTGGAGATTTAATTTATGGAAAGCCCAATTAAAGGACTAACAAAAAACCAATTCGAGTACAAATTATTTTACGCCGGAGATTCCTTTTACTTGGATTATTTAATGTTCAAGTGCGGAACAAATAGAGAAGAGTTATTAGAAGCCATGCGGCAGGAAATTAAAGATATTAATGAGACTCCTCGAACGTAAAGCCCCAAAATTAACCCTTCGGGAATTGCAAATTTGGGAGCTTCGCGAGAGCGGCCTAACTTACACTGAAATTAAAAATGAGCTTGGGTATAAGAGTGAAGGTGGTGTCACTCATAGTTATGAGAACGCCAGAGCTAAACTCTCACTAATTAAAATTAAAGACGAGAAGCGTAAAATTGGATACACAAGTCTTTACTCAGCACGACACGATAAACAAAAACTAATTGGATAATTAAAATGAAGTTAGCAGAATCATGTAGTAATTGCGGTCGCAAAGAAGTCCAAACTAAAATTCCAGTGGGGAAAACTCTCTACGTGGTTTTTAAGTGTGGGCACGTGAATCAACACTTCCTTGAAGATATTCCGTTGAACGGAAGTCACGTTTCTGAAATCCCCCCTACGGGATCGGCCCCTCAAGAGGATGTCTCGACCCATCCCCCCGTGGTGGCCGCGCCAGCGGTCACGCCAGCGCCAAATATGGAGCTTGGAACCGACGCCGCCGTCATGGGCTACACTCCCTGGCCCGACGCGGCCCCATCAACTCAGGTTGATACTTTAAATTTAACCCCATCAGATGAAAACTTTAAAAGCTGTGACGCTAGCATGAAGAGTTACGATTTTCAAACCGAAGGGGTTAAATTTATCGAACGTTCAAATCTTAGATGCTTGATCGCAGATGCTACCGGACTTGGAAAAACCATTCAGGCTCTCATAGCCCTTCGGGAGAACAGAGAAAAGGCATTTCCAGTTTTAATTTTAGTTAAGGGATCACTGATTTATCAGTGGAGTGAAGAGTTTCGGCGCTGGTGCGATTCTTTACCGATGCGTGTGATGCCGGTAACTTCTCGCGTTAATTTAATTCCTGGCTTCCAAGCATATGTTATGAGTATGGATCTCTTTACGCGACTCAAGAAAGAAGAGCTAGCCCCTACGGGACTATTAGGAGTTTTAAATATTAAGTGTCTGATTTTAGATGAGGTACATAATTACAAAAATCCGTCCTCGAAGAGGACCATCAATTTAATTACTTATATTCAGAATCTCGAGATCGAACACATCTTGGCGCTCTCAGCAACTCCAATTAAAAATAAGGCTGATGAGTACTTTACGATTCTAAATCTTTTAGACCCAAGCTCGTTTTACTCGCTTGATAGGTTTAGGAAGCGGTGGTTAGTTCAAAACGAAAAGTATCAGTGGACTCGCTTAAATCCATATTATCTTCAGAGCTTTAAAGATCTCACAGCGAAATACATTTTACGCAGAGAGAAGCATGAAGTTTTAACTAATCTCCCTGCTTTATCTCGTCACTTCGTGTATGTTGAGATCGAAGATCCCACGATCAAGGGTAATTATAATAAGACTCTTGATATGTTCAGCAACTATCTCAATGATAAGAGCGAAGCAAAGAACGCCACAACTATGCTAGGATGGCTCGCAAAGCTCAGGGCCATCACTGGTGAAGCCAAGTGTCCGAATGCAATAGAATTTGCTCAAGAGCATCTCGATTCAACGGACGAGAACTTATGCATCGGGATTCATCACACGATGGTCCGTGATACTCTAAAGGGTATTTTCCAGGGTTCGGGTTATGAGTGCGAATCATTGAGTGGGGAAGATAATGCGATGCGTAAAGATCGTATAGTTCAGAAGTTCATGGCCGATCAAATCAGGCTTTTAATTATTAATATGAAGTCCGGTGGTGAGGGTTTAAATCTCCAGAACTGTGCAAACGCACTAATTCTTGAAAGAGCATGGAACGCAGCAGATGAGGAACAGTTTGAAGGCCGCTTTCACCGGAACGGCCAAGTTAACGCGGTAACTATCACGTACTTTATCGCTCGCGGCACAGTTGATATGTTCTTTCATGAACTAATATCTAAGAAACGCCAGATCGTTGGCGAAACCATTACGAAGGAATGGAATTTTAGCTCAGATCTCGATAGCATCAAAGAGTTGAGCGAATTAGTGGTGATGAATAAACTCTAAAATTAAATATATGACATACGAACAAGAATTAATAGAACAAGTAAATGAAGTATTTAAATCTGAAACTTATGACCATCAAAAAGTTAAAGTTTCAGTGGATAAGCACGATAACGTAACTGTTGAAGTCACTCGCATGTATGAATATTTAACTTTTAATTTAAAAGAAATGAATGCACTAGCTAAAGTATTCGGAACTGAGGAGTTTAACATAGATCAGTGGAATGAGCCTGGTTGCGAAACCTGTGATTGGGGAAGTCAGTATACAAAGACGTTTACGTTTAAGAAAGTTGAGAAAGAAAATGGAATTTAAAGTAGCGTACTCAGGTGAAGGTCAAGAATGCTCAATTTTAAAAGTTGAAGACATTCATCTAGTAAGTGTTCCGGGCGAGCGGCCCCCAACACTTCAAGAAGTAGTAACTAAAGTTAAAACGGATGGCGGATTCTGGTACATAGATCAGTTCATTCCGTACCACAACATCAGAAGCATAACTGGAATCAAATAATCTTATGAGTAAATGCACAGATGAGACTCATGTCTTCGTAAATGACAAAACAGTTTGCGAATGTAGCATGAGAATTAAACTTCAAGATAATAAATCAGAAGCGGTTCAAGACATTGCGAACCCTACCAGATTCCAAGATCTAAATTACTGTTTCTTGGAGAGGGCCGCGCTCGCCATGACCGAGGGTTATCAAAAGTACGAAACTGAGTTGAATCCTGAAGAGAAGAACTACATGAAAGCGGATCTAAAGTTCGCTCTTGGTAGAATTGGAAATGCAATTAAACATCTCCTCATGTATAACGCTCATGTGTTGGCCGCCCTGCGGGATGGGTCCACGGAGAGATTCGATTCAGAGGATCATCTAGGTCACTGCGCGGCCAACTTAAATATTCTTAGCAAGTATGAAGAGATGGGACTCTTACCTAACACTAAAATAGAAATAAAATGAAGATCATAACATTAGATTCTTCGCAAATAAATCAATACTTAAAATGCCCGCTCTCGTGGAAGCTCCAATACGTAGATTTGCTATCAATTGTTGGTGCATCAGAGAAAGCTCTCAATATGGGCACGGTGATGCATGACCTACTTGATAGATTTTATAATTTACGGGCTGGTGGAATCGACTTTAAAGATGCGGCAGAACATGCTGCAAGGAATTTTATGCTTGGTTTGGAAAACAACCCGGAGGGTTGGAAGAAGATCCCGGCGCTCAAAGAAGAAGATGTTGCTTTTGTGGTAGAGCGTTTCATGATGTACGTGTTTCATTACGCCGCTACGGGACGAGATTTTAAAGTAGTAGCATCTCCAGATGGAAAAGCTGGAGTTGAGCTTGGGTTCAGCAAAGAGTTTAAATCAGGAAGAACAGCAAGTGGAACGAAGTACGTATTTATCATCGAGGGGCGTATAGATTTACTCGCTGAGTTAGAGATGCTCAATAACTCTTTGTGTGTTGTGGATCACAAGACGCAGAGTAGATTTAATAATCTCTATGAGTACTCGATTCAATTTCTAACTTATGCGTGGGCCGCGCGCGCCCGCTATGCGGTCATCAACTACATTGGGTTTCAGGCTGATAAAGATGTGAATAAGTGGTTCAGACGCCAGGTTATTAACATTACGCCATTTATGATCCACAGATGGGAAAAGCAAGTAGAACGAGTATTTTATCAAATCTTATCAGGTGACATACGTGAGAATTTAGGGAGTTGTGCGGGTGCTTTTGGATCAAATCCATGTCAATTCACAAAGCTCTGTGAAACGGAGTCTCCTGATATGAAGAAATCTATAATTAAATCCAACTATCTAGTTGGCGAAGCCAAATGGAGGCCGTGGTGATACCTGATTTAAATGGCGCAATATACATTGGAGATGGTATATATGCTAAATGGATAAGTTCTATAGAGTTTGAATTGATGACATCAGATGGAATTAATATAACGAATAGAATTGTTTTAGATACATATAATTTTGAGTATGTTAAAACATTTGTAAATGCAAAAATATAGGTATATTTTAAAATGAACTTAAATAAACTCTCAGAAGACTTTAGCCGCATCGCGAACAGCACTAGCGGCCTACCAGACATTATCTGTTTCTATGCTGATGGAATTGGGTATGTTGAAATGTACGACACCGCTATGTATGTTAACGGAAATAAAGCAGGTATTAAGGAATTTAAATTAGTTCAAGAATATCTTGAAAGGAGGCGTGATGATTCTAAATCCAGCTAAAGAAGAAAAGCCTACATTACCAATCCCTGCGAAGCCTGCGAAGCAGGAAAAGCATATTCATACTTATGAACGCTCCGCTTCGCGTAAAGATGTTTATAAGTGCATAGATCCAGATTGTCAGCACTATCACAATAGAGAGTTTCTGGTTAACAAGAGAGCACTCTGCGGTAAATGTAGAGAGCCATTTCTTCTTACGAAGACGCAGCTAAAAAATAAGATCCCAGTGTGTTTAAATTGCACAAGAGCTAGAGTTGGAGAGCACGCTCGTAAGTTTAAATCTGTGATGGATCTAATTCTAACTGAGAAGCAAGAAATTAAAAGACTAGATTGGGATAAAGAGTAGGTTAAAAATGATGGCGCTATCTAAATCTAAAATTAATTTATCCGAAATAACTAAAACATGGTCAACTCAAATTGCTTTTGATGTTGATCCTGTTAGAAAGATATTATCTGTAGAAACTAACATTGGTGTAGGTGGATCTTATTACACAGATTTTAAAGTGGAGTATGATGGGGCCGCGCCGCGATTTACAGCAGATATAGATCAAGCTATTGAATGGTACAATAACGTATGGAAGTAACATTAATTGCGTTCTTTACATTTACGCTTCTATTATCAGCGGCTCTTCATTATGAAGGGCTAGTGAATATCCATCTCAAGCTCGGCTTGTGGCATCTTAAATGCGCAGAGCGAGCTAGAGTGAGATATGAGGAAGAGAAGAGACGGATTTTAGCTGAAGCTAAGGATATAGATTTGAGGGAAGTGTAAAATTAAACATATGCCATCACTAGATTCATATTTAGCAAAACCTAAATCAGAGCAAAAGTTCTTGGGTCTATTCGTGGGCCGCTCCGGGGACGGAAAAAGTGTCGCCGCGGCCTCTTTCCCACGCCCAATGATGATCCTAGATTTTGATTTTAGAATCTCAGGCATAGAAGGAGGAGTCTCATCTAAGTGTATTGAGAACACTTCCGGGATAGAATATGAGCAGTTTAATGCCAGGGCGAAGTCCGGATATGAGAAGTTCGATAACTTGCTTGTATCTTGGGACACTATGCGGCAAAGCGGATCATTCCCATACAAGACTGTAGTTATAGATTCCATGTTCAGTATGAGCCGTGTATTCTTGGCCGCCGCGCACGGTTTCTTGAAGGGCAAGCACATCGGCACGTTGCGCATGAGCGGCCCAGGTGATTATGGTTTTGAAGTCTCTGCAACTCATCAAGTATTCGACTTTTTGCGTATGCTACCTTGCAATGTGATTTGTTCAGCACATACCATTGATAAGTACGGAAAGGTAGATCCGGCAGATCCCTACTCCCCAAATGAAGTTAAAGGGGAAAAGCTAACCGTGCGAGATCAACTCGGCGAGTCCGTACAAGCATATTTCGATAACGTCTTTAGGTTTTCCCGTGACCGGGGAAATAATAAGCTCTACTATCGCGTAGAGTTTGCAACTGATTTAGCTAAAAATGCCTTTGGCATTGGACCAGGAGCACATGACATAACAAACCAGAACTTTCACAGCTACCTAACATCTCTAATCACTAAAACACCAACTCAGAAATAGAAATACGAAAGAAGAAAGTAAATTCGATGCCTATCATCAACATTCCAAAGTCCGATATGATGCAGGATTTGATTCCTGCTGGCTGGTATAAAGGGGAAGTGCTCTCCTTTGATGTGAAGCCCCCCAAAAATGGTGGAAATTCACTGAATTATGTCCCTAAAATTAAACTTCTCGCAGAGAAGGGCACTCCGGGACATGAAAGAGAATTGAACGTGTATTTTAATTCTCAGGCGATCGGTCGAATCGCTCCGTTTGTGGCCGCCGTGACCGAAAAGTCTCTCAAAGAAATCGTAGAAGAGACCTCGGGAGCTAATTTTCAGCTCGACACTGACACGGTAGTTGGAAAGAAGCTGCAAGTTAAAGTAATTAACGAGCAGTTTGAAGGCCGGATGGTTGCTAAAATTGATGGCTTTGCGCCTTACAACGCAGCGCCCGCGTTCTAATTAATTTAACTGAGGGTGTCTTTTGGTAACGGTATTGGCCGCGTCAAAAACAGCACCAAACTATCACATAAAAATGGAAACGGAGATTCCTCCTCAGTTATTTTGGTGGCCGCGCTGGGTCTCTCTGGCTCGGGCGGCCACCGCTTTAAATCTATGAAATACTATTATATCTGGAATAAATCTAATTACAATAATGATTTTGCCTTATTCTGGCGCGAGAACAGTGAAGGCTACACAACTAATCTATTAGACGCAGGAAAATACACTGAAGAAGACGCAAAACGAATCTGTAAGTTGCGGCGCGGCCAAGATGTTAAAATTGAAATTTCAAAAGCATCTCAATTTGCAAAAGAGTTACGTGTTTTATACGTTAGAACTGCAAAGGAAATAGAAGAGTAATGGACCCAATAACAGCAGTAGCAAATGCAATCATAGCAGCTTGTGCTTTAGGACAAGAATATACTAAGTTTCTCCAAACTCCAGCAGGGCAAGAAGTAGCACGAGTTCAGCTTAAAGATTTAAGCGATTTTAAAGAACTAATGAAGCAAATCGGTGCATCAGCAACTAAACTTATTGAAGGAGCAACTAAAAGTGGAAAATAGCATGGAAGAACAATTTGAACTAACCTCACCCGAATTTGAAGAGCATGACTCAGATATCCCGCTGGCCGCGCTCATGAAAGAGAAAGCGGCCATCTCTAAAGATACGTTCAACGAACGCTTATATACCAGACTCAGAAATGAGATCACGGCGGCCATAGATAACGAGGCAGGGCGTGGAAATACTATAGCTCAATACTCACATCAACTCGCCAACACTCAAGTACATAGAAATGTATTGAAGAAGCTCCAGGAATCGTTTAAAGCCGCTGGATATTTAACTGCATACTCATGCGAACCAGCACTAGAGAATGAAGTGATTAAAGCACGATACACTATTTCGTGGGCATAACTATGGAAGAAAATTTAAAGCTAGCAAATGAACGAATCGTTGAGTTAGAGAATGTTCTTTATGCAGTGCTTAAAAGCATTGAAGTTGATTTAGACTATACACCAAATGCATTAAGTAAAGCAGCAAATAAAGCTGAAGGTGTATTAAGGCGTAGGAATGATCCTAAAAGCTAAACGAGTTAAATCAAAACCAGAAGGGTTGGCCGCGCATGATATTCCTCCAACGCCATGTGTGGCCTCTCACGGGTATGGTTCAGCGCAAATATTATTTCTCGGGGGCTATCCACTAAATGCAGATTTAAATAAGGGGATGGCCCTCTCTGGATTCTTCGAGAGCAAGCTCAATAAAATGCTCGAAGAGCATGGAATGCACATCAATGAGTGCTACCGTTCCGTGGTGGTTAGGGAGAGAATTGAATTTATGGGAACCTCTCTCCCTAAACTCCGTAAAGCTATCGCTAAAGTAAATCTTCCATTTTATGAGCAGATGCTCTTAGATGAGATCAAAGAGGTAAAGCCAAACGTCATAGTTCCGCTAGATGATATAGCATTAGGCACTGTATTCCCGCACATTAACGGAATTACTAAGCCAAGGAACCGTAAGCACTGGATCTATTGTTACAGAGGTTCCGTATTACCGCTCAGACTTGACTGGCAAATGCAACTCGAGAAGCCAATTCGAGTCATTCCTGCAATCTCTCCTCAGATCTTACTCGGAGATCCCGCAGCAGCGGCCTACGCAGGGATTGATTACGGAAAGATAGTTGCGAATAGATATACTCAACTCCCGTTACAAGAATACGGCACAAGATGGGTAGCCAAATCTGCTGAAGCGTTATATAACTACATCACCCGATCGCTGGCCGCGAATCCAGAGTTTCTAGTATTCGACATTGAAACTTATGGTGGAATAATTACGTGTATAGGTTTTAGTTTCGACGGAGTCGAAGGGTGTTGCGTTCCATTACTTGAGGAGAGCATCTCGAAGTATGAGCGCGCGGCCATGTTTCAATATGTTGATAAGTTACTCAGGCACCCAATTCCAAAGATAAATCAGAACATCAAGTACGATTGGATCATACTTGAGCGATTCGGATTTAAGGTAAACAATGTCGTGGGCGATACAATGCTCAAAACATCAGTATTGTATCCTGAGTTACCGAAGGGGTTAGATTTCCTAACCTCAATATATACGAAAGTGAATTATTATAAAGATGAAGGAAAAGATTTTGACCCGAAACGACAAACTAAAGATAAGCTCTACCTGTATAACGCCTATGATGGAATTGCAACTCACGTTGTTTCACAAGAGCAAGACAAGGAGCTTAAAGAAGACATTTCTCTTCTACAGTTCAGCAGCAAACTCGCAACTCTCCTTCCAATTTATAAACGAATGGATGAAGTCGGAATTAGAATTGATGATGAAAGAAGAACTGAGTTAATTAACAAGTACAAATCACTCTACGAGTCAAATCTTTTTACACTACGTGCACTAGTAAATAATGATAAGTTTTTACCTACTTCCAACCCCCAGGTTGGCCGCGTCGTGTATGAAGAGTTAAATTTCCCAAAGCGAATTAAGATATTAGAGTCTGGTGAAAAGAACTATCGAACTGATAAAGGAACACTCGATGATCTTCTTATCAATCATATCGACAAAGCTGGACCACTCGGAAAATCAATCGTTGCAAGAATTATTGTCTGCCGTAAACTCGCTAAGATCCTCGAATATCTACACACGCCTATCTCACTTGACGGGCGCTTTAGAAGTACAAGTAATCTTTGCGGAACCGAAACAGGACGATCAAGCTATTCTAAATCTCTTGATGAGTTATTTATCGAAGGTAAGCTTAAGCGAGTTGGTCGCTCTCTACAAACCATATCCAAACATGGATTTAAAATAGATGAAGACGTGTTTGAGGACTTTGAAGACAAGTCCATAGCGCATGACCTCAGATCTATGTTCGTTCCATCCTTCGGATGCATCTTCATAGAGGCAGATGGTTCACAAGCCGAAGCTCGTCATGTCGCAGTTCTTGCACAAGATTGGGACTTACTCGCATCATTCGATAAAAAGCCTTCTGTACACTCAAAGACCGCAGGTGCTATCTTTGATATGGACCCTTCTCTTATCACTAAGAGCGGCCCCTCAGTTCCAGGAATCGGAATCATGTATTATGATCTCGGGAAGCGTATCAGGCACGGCGGCCATTATAGAATGCAAGGCGCAATGCTTTCATCTATGACGCATCTCCCAATTAAGTTCTGTGATGACGCGCTAGTTAAATTCCACGCTGCGAACCCGCGAATCCGTGAAATCTATCATCATGAGGTTGTGGACAAAGTAAGAAGAGATCGTAAGCTAAAAACTCCACTAGGAAGGTCTAGAACTTTCTTCGCGGCCATGACTCCAGATCTCGAGAAAGAGGCCATCGCGTATATTCCTCAAAGTGCAGTTAGCGATCACACTAAGTTCTCTATTCCACTAATTCTCGAGGAGCGGCCAGACATTTATTTTCTAGCTGAGATGCACGATGGCTTACTTATGGAAGTAAAGAAAGGTGAAGAGATGGCCGCGCTCAGGGTTGTGCGTAAAGTCCTGGAGCGGCCCCTTAACTATTACGAATGTTCATTATCAAGAGATTTTGATTTGAGTGTACCTGCTGAAGTAAGCGTAGGTGAGAATTGGATGGACCTGCGTGAAGTTAAATTGTAAGAAGGGAATCTGAAGATGGGAATCGGCGACACTTATCGTTTAAGAAATAACTTATGGGCCACGGTGATAGAGGATAAGGAATTTACCTTTAGAGCTGTGGTCACTAATAGCCCAGACATGAAGATTATGGAGTTTACCAAAGAAACATTGAATTCATTCGAGGGAAAGGAATTTGATGCAATGGAGATGAAAAAAGAAGATCCTTACGGGGGAGTTTAGATGAATTTTATAAATGATTTCATTACTCTCACAAGTGAATATGAATCTCCTACATCATTTTGGAGATGGTCAGCATACGCAGTAGTGGCCGCCACGCTGCGGAATAACGCATATATCCAAGCTGGTTTGAAGAGATACTACCCTAACATTTATGTAGTACTCTTAGCGGATAGCGCGGAATATCGTAAGTCTGGCGGGCCGGTCATGGCAACATCACTCTTGAACGAAGCTGGAAAGACCAAGATCTTTTCTGGACGAAACTCTATTCAAAAGATCTTGCAAAACTTATCACAAGATAAGCCATCAGCTTATTCAAATGGGATCACAGTTAAGGGAGGCGGAGCGATATTAATCGCAGAAGAACTAGCATCTTTCTTCGTAGAAGATCCGCAATGCGTTCCGATCTTAACTGATATTTATGATTTCAGGGAGAACTATGAATATGGGTTGAAAAGTGAAACCGTAACTATCAAGAACTTGTGCATCACGATGCTGGCCGCGTCCAACGAAACGTTTCTTAAAGAAGTTTATGATAATAGAGCGGTATATGGAGGATTGTTGGGCCGCACGTTCATGATTAAACCAGACGAGAGGAGGGAAGGGAATTCATTACTTAGAATCGCAAAAGAGAAGTGTGATAAGCAGGGGATACTTGAGGATCTCAAAAAGATCGGGAGCTTGAGCGGCCCGTTTATTCTCGAAGAGAATGCGATAGCTTTTTATGAGAAGTGGTATAAGAAGCTATACACTTCTTACTCAAAGATCAAAGATCGAACTGGAGTAACTCACAGAATTCATGCTGGAGTGTTGAAAATAGCTATGGTTCTAGCCGCATCGCGTGGAAGTTTAACCATAACTTATGAAGATGTAGAGGAGGCGATTGTTCAAACGACATCGTTAAGGGCGAATTATGAGGCATACGCAATGAGTAGTGGAAAAGGAACACAGGCCGCGGCGGGAGCAATACTTTTGAATGCTCTATTTGATGCTCCAGATTATAAGATGGAACGAAAGCAAGTACTTTTGGATCATTGGCATCAAATCACAAGTGAAGAACTGGACAAGTTAGTAGAAACCCTAACCCAAGCTGGTATGATAGCAGTTATAAGTAATGCTCCACGAATATTTTATCAGATGACTCCTAAGTGTCTTGAGATATTTAACAAGCAAGAAAGTTAATTCTTCTCTACCTCTTGACCGTCAGGTGCTCGAAGTACAACTTTAGCACCATTTCTAATTGTAAATTCAATGAGGTCACGAAGATTGTTTGCTTTAGCTCTAGCAGTAGGGGCATGAATGTAGTTGAGAATCTTCTTCCCCCCTTCGGGGTCCATTAGAACATCCTCAAGAAAGTTACGAGTTATGGGAATTCCAGCCGCCAGAGCACCGCCTACCGCACCCCCTGCGCCAAAAGTGTGCCCCATCAACTTTCCAACTCCAGCAGTTCCAGCATAAACCATTCCTTTAATTGCTGTATTCTCAAGTGCAGACCCGCCACTTGAAGGATTAGCAAGAGCTTCATGGGTTTGCATATACTTCACGAATTGCCTAACTGTTTTTCGTTGATGAGAAGTGAATACGTTACTCTCTAAAGCTCCAGCACCAACACCATTTGAACCGAAGAAGAAGTTATTCAAGCGTGTTGAATCATAGAGGCCAGTTTTAGGGTCCAGTGCTTGATCTAACCCATGCTTCATGTAAATAGCACCAGCTAGATCACGATCTCCCGGTGGAAGCATAACTGCTAGGTTATCAAGTCCGTTCCGTCCACTCTTTATCGCATTCATCACAAGAGTTTCGGGATTCTTATCGAATTGTTTTCCAGTTACTTGATTCGGTGAGTCTTCGTTGGCCGCCGCGCCTAAAGCGAGCTTGGATTTGAGTATACCTGCATTCTCTTTTGTGAATGCCTTCACTTCAGCATACTTGGCTTGAGTTTGTGGATCGTAAATACTTTGATCCATGAGTGAAGTATCAGTGTCTTTAGAAAGACTCGCTCTGAGTTTAGCCGCAACTCCACTAATCTGAGCCTTATGTGTGTTAGCTGAGGGAATGCTATTTACGAAATCACTCAACTCGGCTCTAATTTCTTTAACCGTGTTGTAGTCAGCGATACTCCTATCATTAATCTTAGGTGTATTTGAGAGATTATCAAAAAGGGATTTCAGTTTTGAGGCGTGGCGGCCCGACTCACCTATCAAATTTCCCTGTGATTCTAAAACTGCAATAGCCTGTGAAAGAGGCTCCATCTCTTGAATTGATGGAGTAATATCTACAGGCCCAGTGATAGTGACAGTCTTATGTGATTGATAAGGATTCCCAGTTACAGGATTAACTGCGGTATATGCAATTGGAACAGTTATAGCAGTCTGATCCATCATCTTATCAAAGTCATCGAACTTACGGCTTAATTCTGCCTTGCGTTCCTTACGATAAGTTCTATGCGTGTCTTGAACTAGTTTAGCTCTCTCATAATTCGATCCAGTATTTAGAATCTCTGCACTCTTGGTTCCAAGCAGATCCCTAACTACCGAATCTTGACCTTCTTGAATAGATTTACCAAGCCCAGATCGCTTTATATCCCCTGCCATTCTTGGATCAGCATTAAACAATCCACCTGCCGTAACCGCAGGTAGATTAAAGTTATCAGCAAATTCTACTACATCACCAAGATCTTTTACTTGTGAAGGAGTTGGAGGAGCATTACGCAATGCGCGCTTTAATAGCTTTTCGTGTAAAACTTTAGCTGGATGTGGAAGTAATTCTGATGCTATATTCTTTGTACTTTGATATGGACTACCAGTTGGGGCATTCCACTCGTCTTTAAATACTGACGCTGCATTTCCTACTTTTCCCATTCCATAATTTATTCCATATCCTAGCGCCCTATCTAGGCCGGTCCTGAGCATCACGTCCGAGTCATCGCGGCCCATCGCTGCGGCTGCGGCCTCACCACCTAAATAGCCACCCGTAAGCCCTGAGAGCTTCTGTGCTAAGAACGCGGCCCCTTTCTTGACCCCCTCACGTTCAACGCCCTTGGGAATGAGTCTGTGCGTTCCAAGAGTCGCAATATCCCCACCAACGGAAATCGCAGTATCAAGCGCAAGATTAGAAAGCCCTGATTCTCTAGCTTCAGAAACTATTTTGGCTCGCTCTTTATCAGAAGAAGTTCCACCTAAATTGCCTCTCCCGCGAGATCCCGCAATAATTTCCTCTTCAGTTGGCCGCTCTGGACTCCACCCCTTTTGTCCATCCGGCAATTCTCTGTAATACCACTTATCTCCACTTTTAGAGATGTGCTCTTGCCCTATGTAATTCGCTGTCTTTTCTGGCATTTTAACCTCTACTCAGGGGGAGTGGCGCGTAACTTAGGAGAGTATACTCCAAGACCATTTGCGTTATATTTATTAACTAAAATATTAGCTTGGTCTTCTGGCATCTTATTAAAGACCGATCCATATGTGTTCTTAATATACTCACGGAGTTCTTTAACTTTAGCATCATTTATTTTATAGTCTTGCCCAGTGGCCGCCGCAGCCGCAATGGAAAGAATATGATCGCCCCAAGAAGGAATAATTGCTTTAATGCGATTAATGTCAGGTTGAGTTAGAACACCTTTTTCACCCGCAACTCCACGAGATACTGTTCCCAGAACTGCATTTATGGACTCACTTAAAGTTCTGATCTCAGCAATATTCTTAGTCACTCCATCTTTATAAAGATCAGAGAGCCGCTGTGCGTTCTTTAGAGTTTGATTCATAACTCCAACACGAGTTAAACCAGCTTGCTCTAACTTAGAGAGAAATTTATACCCACTTCCATTCATGGCACTATTAATTGCAGACCGTTCTTTAATTGGAAGAAGTGCCATATCTTCATAACTACGCGTTGCATCAATAAATGGTGCAAGTGTTGACGGATGAACATCAGATCCATCAAAAGTTTTAGCCTTTGCAGATGCTCTAACAGCCGCAGAATCTCTGGCCGCCGCAGCTCTAATTCGAGCCGCTTCAAGCATTGCGGCATCGTGCGCGGCCCCAACTTCTAATTGAGTTTTTCCACGCTCTTTAGCAACTCCTAACTGATTTGCACCTTGAAGTTTAATTCTATTCTCCGCACCTTGATCTTTAAATCTCTGCTGAAACATAAACTCAGCATCTTTAAGATCCTGAAGCATTGCCTTCTGTTGAAGTTCTTGTTCCATCACTTGCTCGTATGGAGTTACTGAACCAACAAAAGCTCTAGCTTCTTCCTCACCACCAGGAAAGAAACCTTTAACTGGAGCAGTATTAGGAATTGCACCAACCTGCGGAGCAACGCCAGGAATCTGTTGAAGCATTGCTTCCATATCCCCAATTTGTCCTACTGGAGCATTCTCATTCCCAATTAATCCAGGAATGGTTTGCTTCATCAAACCTTTAGTTATGAGTTCAGTTGCTAGTTTGGCCGCGTCAGCACTTTGGCCGCGCTCGCCAAAGATTTTACGCTGCGCCAACTCTGTTTCACGTAACTTATGTTCAGCATCTTGAATTAACTTCTGCTGCTGAAGATTATTCTTTTGAATCTCAAGTTCTTGCTTAAATCGTTCTTGTGCTTGCTCAGACGCAAATTTACGATTCTCGCTGTTGTTGAAGTCTCGCGCGGCCTGCTCACGCGCAGTGATAAAAGCCTCTATGATGGGATTAAGCGCCATAAATTAAACATCCCCCATCCCAGAATTAGATCTTGGATTCTGATATCCTCCAAGCATTCCACGCTTCTTTTGTTGATCCAGCGCCCAATTATATCCATAAGTAGAAGCAAGTCCTTGACCCAATCCACTTACTAGGCCGCCCCACGGATTTCCAGGATCGGTCATTGTGCCGCTTGAATTAGTAGTTCCAGTACTAGAGAAGTTTCGTGTTCCGGTATTTCGCATTCCAGTTGGAAGCATAGAAGTAACTTTAGCAAGTCTATCAAGGTCTTCACCCATGAATTGACGTGCCATCAAAGGAATAGAACTTTGGAAAGATGCTGCTTGAGTAGCTTCTTGATCGCCCTGGCGTGCATAAAGTCCTGCTGCCGCTGGAGAATTACCTAAGCCTCGCGAAGCAATCATCTGAGCAAGTTTAGCTCTAGCGCCAACACCTTCTTGGCCGATATTACGCAAACCCTCAGCTTTATATCCACGCAGATCTGGGTCTTGGGAAAATCTATTCTGAAGCATCGGCATTAAAAGATCAAGAGCGTGTTGTGCTTCAGGAGTTAAAATGGGATTAGAGCTATTATCATAAGAGTCAGTGCCAGATTGATTTGAAGTGCTGGTCTGAGTCTGAGTATTAGTTTTCTTACGATTTCCCAAAAGTCCAGAGAGTCCTGAGATTCCCATCAAAGCTAGTGGCAGAGCAAAAGCGGCCATTTTTAATTCCTCTAATCTTTCTTGCTCGTTAGAGCACTTCCAAGCATGGTTGGGTAGTCTCAGAAAATACTACCTCTTCACAATCGTGAACTGGAGTTTCATCGTCGGATGCGGTTTTTATATTAGCGCAGAACGAGCTAGAAACTATTACTTCTGGGCACGTATGAACTGGTGTTCCGCCACCTACGGTTCCGACTAATGTCGAAACACTATCAGTCATCGTCATTGAGTCGCTAACCTGCACCAGCAGGTGAACAACTGTTATGCATGAAGCATGAAATGATATATCTCCACGCGCAAAGTATACTGGAAACGCAGCGGGAGTTCCAAATGGCGCTCTTAAAGAGTTGCCTCCAGCTACCATACTAAATTTATTAGAATCATGAAATAACCCTGAATAGTTATATGCTAGCGCATTGGTATCTACATTAACAGTAGCATCTGAGAATGAAACTTCAATCGAGTAATCGAACCAAAATGATCCAACCTTAAATGACTTAAGAAGGTGCATCTCAGTTGCACCGACCTTCTTAGCGAATAGAAATGCACAATAGCACGTATCTGCATTATTGAATACAGCAGTTTGAGGGTTCTGTATATAGTTATTCCCAACCGGATATGCAGAATCTACATTCTCTTGAACTAATGAAATAGGATCAGAATTAGATGTTCCAGAGAGAAGGCTCGCAATGTCGAGTGAAGTAGGCCGCTCGGCCCAATTCACGGACATTTTGCCTGAGTCAATATATGCGAACTTAGCTAGCGAAACATCATTAAAGCTAAAATCTTGAACTCGATCAATTGTGCCATCTGAATTCAAAACTCCTTGATATGGGATTGAACTCAAGTCTCTAAACAAGACCGTAAACGTATCTGTAGTGGGGTCTACGAGTCCAGCAATAAATACACCTGGATACGATCCGCCTTCGGTGAGAGGAAATTTAGTTGCTGAAAATACAGACCCATTAAATGTAGTTGTGGCTCTAGTACTTACCTGTGTAACAGTATTGAACTCACTCGGAAAGATTATCTGATAAGTATTATCACTAAACTTACGTGCAGTTATATGAAGTAGTGAAGTGTTGCTAGAAAGAGCGTATACGCTAACGTTATCATACGTGTAAAAGAACGGATTGAAGTCTGAAGTGGCCCCACCGCTAAATGTGTCGGTTAGAGTGCTAAAATTAGCTACGGATAACAAACCCGCTAGACCTGTCTCAGATGAAGTTCCGACATCTGAACAATAGAATACCCTAACTGTAGTTCCTTCTGGTACACAGGCTATCCAGTTATGAGTTGTGTTTGGCGCAGTGAAGTTCCGCACGAGCGGCCCAAACGTAACACTAGTCCAAGTAACTCCATCATTAGAAGATTTAAGTACTTGAATTATTGGTGCAGTTGGATCATCAGCAACCCAAGTAACTCCAAATAAATAGAAAACTCCATTTATCAGTTGAAGGCAGTCTTGGCCGCCCATCGAGAACTGCGCGGTGATGGCAGTGATTTGGTTAATAAAAGACACTAAAGTCCACCAGCAGTCAAACGAGTCTTGATTCTCTCTATTTCACTCTTTATGTTCTCGATGCGCGCATTCACGTCCCCGAAAGCGGCCTCCATTTCAGCTCTCGTTACATAATCACCTTTATCAAATGATGCTCCAGCATTTATGACTCTCCTCCCTTTCATATCTATGTTCTTAGTGAAGAGTAGTGTAACCCTGTCATCTAAATCACGTAGTGCCTTTTGAGCATCGTTAAGAGTTGTGATATCTCTAAGCATTGGGTTTCCACGAGAAGGCTTTTAGCCACTTAGGATCAGCTTGCATTCCGCTTAACACATGCTTGATTTGCACATCGTAGAGATAAAATGGAAGTGCATTAGGACCAAACTCAAACCTAAAGATAGTACCGTTAACAGTCTTGGGAAGAATGATCTCATATACATCATCTTTATTAGTAATGGCTGGAATCATTCCTACGTGTTCGCCTAAAGAGGCCGCCGAGGACGGAAGAGTTGCTTCATTCTCGATAATGATTTTATACGGAATAGGACCATTGGTCGTAATAGCACGCACCCGTAGGGCCTGGAATTTCGCAAGTTTATCGAAGCGGAGCGGCCCTATCTGCGTAAACCTTGTAGGGACAGGAAGTGTTTCCACAACCTCTGGCTTCATTAATCCATAAAATTCAAACGGTTCATCACCATCGAGACGTCCGCAAATATCAGTGCAAAACACATCCGTATCAAAATAGTGGTACACAGTATTACGAGTAGAGGTATTAACAGTGGATGGGGTACCAGCAATATTATCAATGATAGGGGTAAACGTAACATCCGATCCGTTGGTATTGATTTCATATGGAATTACTCTAATACGCTTCTTTGAAGCTACACCATAATTAGTTTCAGGCATCCTCAACTCTTTGAGGCGCGGCGGTAACTCCTCAATGATTTGCGGCTTGATGACATCATAAAACTCAAATGGAGTTCTAGGTGTGGTGGTTGATTCGAGGACTCCTCCGATATTGATTGCAATAGGGTCTGGATTATCTGAATCGGTAAAGAAATATTCAACAACTGAGGGTTCTGATGTGGAGAAATCGTAACTCCCTTGATTAACCCCGTCAAGTCGAGGTGTGAGTCTAACGGTACTCCCACGAGTATTGATCCTAAATTTATATGAACTATGACGTTTTCGGTTCGGTGTTCCATAATCCGTTTGAGGTATCCTCAAATACGTCACCGGATTAGGCATCTTCTCCGAAATCATCTCATCATATCTGGGAGTGTAAAACTCAAAGAACCCACATATGATCGCAGAAATATCTGTGCCTACGGCCTCCGTATCAAAATAGTGGATATGAGTGCCCTTACGTGCAAAATTGATGATACTGGACGGATATAGCGTACCATCAATGAGAGGAATAAATTCGCAATCTATTCCAAGAGTGTCGATCTCTACAGGGAAGTTAACAAAACGCTTACGCGAAGCTGTACCTAAGTTATGATAATTCAGCCTGATATATGTGAGTTGCTCAGGTCTTGGAAGATATTCAATGCTAAAGTTATAGAGCTTGAACGTGCTTAGTGCTTGACCTTGAATCTTAACTGAGAAGGATTTACCCAACCCAATGGTTTCAGCAATAGTAATAAACTTCTCTTCCCTACCTGTGAATGTAACATCATTCATCACCGTGAAGTATTGGAAAGATCCATTCTTAGCAACGCTCACATCAACTGGAGCGCCGTTTGTATCAGCAGTGACTTTTAGTGTAAAGATATCCTTACGATTACGTGGCAAGTTGTCGTCGTCGTGAAAGGTTTGGAAGACCACATCACGGGCAAATGAAGTATCGTCGTAAGTATAAATTTCTCTAAGTGCGGGCGCTGGAGCGTTATATCCTGCAAGTAATCTCCCGTCTTCTTCGCAGAAGAATGAATTAGGATCGGTGTAATACGGAATCCAATACTTCTTTACCAGATCAAAGATAAAGCACCATCGAGTTCCATCTGTGAGTTCTAATGCCGTAAAGAGTTTGTTCTTTGCAACGCAAAGCGGTGATGTTTGAAGATCGTTACCAACCAGTCTTACTGGTGCAATGCCATAACGTTCATTACCATCAAAGAGTTGCTGAATCTGCTCAGATATAACTATGGAGTTAGACCCTAAGAGTTGCACAATTCCAGCGGAGCTTAGATAAAATATTGCTCCTTGATATGTTGAAGTCTCCCGCGTAATAGGAGGATGTGAGACGCCGAGGCGCCGGATAATAATATCCACACTCCCATCTGGAAAATCAACCAAAGTACCTGTAATTTCAAAGATGTCTTGCGTAGTGCCAACGAGTAGCCTCCCGCTATCGGTGGCTTTAATCCACAGGTTACGTGAAACGGTAGCACCTGAGAAGCTAAATGAATTAACCGGATCAACAAGATCCGGGTTATCTATTTCGCTAAGATAGAGAGAATTATCAGTAAGATATAATACCCTAGAATTATACTCACCAACAATACCAACAAGTGGTTCAGTGATATCTTGAACACTAATTAAACCTGGTTTTAAACTTTCCTGCCTAAGAGCTTCCTCGTCCCCCATCCGATCTTCGATCGTTCCAAACGGAGATGGAACTACTGCAACTCTTTGAAAGACTGGAAGTCGCGGAAATGCATCAAAAGGTCTGTGCGCCCCTACTTCGCGGGTTGAGCGTCTGTAGATCCAGATTTCATTTACGTCTGGAGTAATATTAGAAGTGTGGGGAGTTATTGATACATATCCATGAGATACCCAAACCGCACCACTAGTAGGGCCTTCGGGAGATTTACCGATATATTTTCCATCATTGGTTACATAGACCTGAACATAATCATAAGCATCAGTGAGTGGGCCGCTCTCGCCACCAATGACTCGAATCTCATTAAGTATATTTGAAGTTACCGTGTCCGTACAAAAAAGTTGGAATTTAATAGAGTTGATTTCGGTCCAACCCTTCGTGGAATCACCAACTTTTATGAAGTCACTCCTGTTGGCGCTAAGAGTAGACCAGGCATTTATCCCACCCTTGAATTGGCCGCCCAGGTCATTCGCCCACTCGAAATAGAAATAGTCTGATTCGCCGCTAGACGCATCAAGATTAAATTGAAGCCTAGCTTTAGTGAGTTTTGACGTATCTCCGACACGAATGTTTAGTACAAATCCATCATCCCCTTGAGGAGCATTTGAGGCTAGAACAGTTGTATCTGGAGTTAAAAGAGTTGGTTCTGCTGTTGCTATGAAAGATCCGTCTGTATCAAAAGTAGTATCTACACCAAGACCTGTAAGATCTTTTCTTGGTTGTGATGCTACCTCAATCGAGGGCGTTCCATCGGGTCGTACAATGCCAAGATTGTACGTATTAACGGTATCGTCTTTAATTCGAACATTCCCGGAGCAGATGAGTATGTAGCCACGATGAACAGCAAAGGAACCACGAAGCGAGTCAGCACCATTATGAAAAGTAACACCATTACGAGTGATATCCCCGTTAGCGTTAATAGTGTATCTATACTTGGTATTTCCAATGAACTTAGAAAAGATGGTGTGCGGCCAAGAGCTAAAATCATAGATATCAGTAATCCCTGGAACAAGAGTTAGTGCTCCATCTTCATCGAGTTGAAGATTGTCCATGCGCGCGAGTCCATCTTTAGGGCCGTTAATAAAATCGCCCGAAGGAACCCACCCACGCGCCCAATTCTGTCGTGCTATCGCGGCCATCTAAGCCTCCGGCTTTTTCTCACTTGGATATCCCAAGTATTCCAATGTCCAATGAAAATGCTCACCTAAGATACTTTTAATTAGATAATTACTTAGATTTATCCAGACTTCTTGCTCTTTCGCAGATAACTCTTCAAATTGCAAATAACTATCTGGCGTAGGTCTAAGGTATAAGTGATAGGTATTTGCTAGGCACCTAGCTAGCCTTTCAGGATTCATCTTAGCTGGAGGTTCATTAATTGATGACGTCATTTAAATATTGCCTTAAATATGTAGTTTCGCTAGTGCTGCTCAAAGAGGCAAATCCATCTAACCAGAAATTTAGAGTATCGCTAACGCTAATCAATAGTTGATCGTTAGTACCGGCTAAGAAGCCGTCATTTAGATTCATCGAATCTGTGAAGATGAGACCCAAATTCATCTGCAAACCAAGCAAGTCACTCATGGAGAGTGTATCGCCAAATGAGTTTACAGAGAGGAAAGTACCTCCAAATGAATCAGCAAACGAAAGAGAATCGCCAAAAGATAGAGCAATGGATAATTGAATTGAAATTCCGTCAGTAAGGACGAGTTGATCTGCCCCGCCGCCACCACCAAAAACTCCAAGACTTAATACAAAAGAATCAAAGTTGTTGAAGAACATCGAATCGAAGGCTTCAACAACATAGCCTGGAGCCGCTTCAACCGAGTCTAGCCAATTATTTAGTCCTGCCATAACTAATCCGCTACTGCAAGTCCATATCCAAGAGCTAAATTCGAGTCGTCCAAGTAAGTTCCAAGATCAGATACAGCAACATAAACTGGCCCTGAAGGGCCTACTGCAAATCCTAGCGCGTCACGAAGTGCAAAGTTATTTCCATTTATCGAACCACTTCTAATAATCTTATCTTCAATCGTAACGCTTAATGGAGTCGATGGTGCAAGATAATTAAAAGCTAGATTATCGGTCCAATTATTTGCAGACTCACCAGCTAAATTTAAACCATAACGAATTCCTTGAGCTTCAGTTAGCGTCAGGGAATCAGTAAATGCCATTCCAGTTACGCCATACCCAGTAGCTAGCGCATCAGTCCAAGGCTGTGCTAAATCATCCGCAGCGGCTTGAGTTAATGCAGGATTGGCCGCGCCAATGAAATATGACCTTTTAACTGGAAAGTTAAATAAAGTATAAGGTTCTTCTTCGAGCCACTTTATTTCTGGGCCTGTAAGTCCACGCGACCAAGCCCGAAAATATTGGCATACGCCGTTCATTTGAGCCACGCCATCAGCGCGGCGGCCAATTCTTAGAGTTGTTGATGATCCAGTTACAGGAAGGTTAGACGCGGCCCCTAAAACTGTTTTACGAATTCCATTAATCCAGAATTCTCTAGTTCTAGAAGTGTTTGGTCTCGGATCAACATAAGTATAAGACTGGGGTTTTAGAACAGTGATGGCCGCGCCAGTGTCACTTTGTGGCGTGGAAGCATCTGCTCTTACACAAACAAGATTTGTGCCACCATCAAGCCTGAAATCAAAAGGATTATTGGTTCCACCACCACCTGTGTGTTTACCTGCGAAATGCCTTAAATTTCCAGAGGTAACCACACCACGCCACTGGAGAGTCAAACCCAAAAGTAATTTAGCATCAGGAATGTTAGAGAACTCAGTATATGAAGAACTCCCAGTTCTGAATTCTAGGCCGCGCGGCCCCACTACAGGATTGTCTGATTTAACCCCCTGAATTCTACGAACTAATTCAAGAGGCTTATATCCTCCAACTTCAAGAAACTCCACACAAATTTCTAGTCCACGCGCAAGGGGGTGACTCCAGTTTATCTCTGGAGTCATTCCACGATCTAGTGCGTTATATCTTAGGACCATCTACTTAATTCCTAAACAGACTGGAGATGAATTCCTGTGTAACTAATTACGTGATCTCCACCAGTGGCGGATAATGTGACGTTAGTGTAGTTTCTAACTACTATTCCCCACTTTCTAGGCATCTGGCCGCCGAACGCATGAGCAACCTGGAACACTGCTTTATATGTTAAACCGCCAGAGTCAGGAGTGGGAATTACACCAATAATTCTTAGATTTGTTGGGTCTTTAAGCGTTATGGCCGCGTCAGACCCAGTTACAGGATCTTGATAATTCGTTCCATCTTCAGAAGAATAACCATAAACGTATATTGAAAGATCACTCCCCGGAGAGCCGGCTTGGAGTTTGATCTGGCAATATACCAACGCATCTAAGTATAGATTCGTTGTATTATCAATAGCAGTTGATTCTCTGCCACCAGTAGCACTTGAAGCAAGGCTAGCTAGTGTAATAGTTACTGCTGTTGATGTTCCAAATTTCTGTTTAATATCAGCCACTAGCTCACCTCTTCTTTTTGTGTTTGTGACTCTTACCGTTCGCTACAGCTACTTTAGCTTCGATAACTTTGGCCGCCGTTGGCGGAGGAGTGAAATCATTTGTTACGAAAGCCACATCTAACGACGGACCTGATTTTTTGGCTTTGATGAGCATATTATATCCGTTGTGTTCAATAGTTGGAGTTGTGCATCCAAATTCTCGTAGAACTTGAACTACCTTTTCAGGCCACCATCCGTTATAGTGGAAATCATAATCATTAGATTGGCCGCCGTACAGGACATTCATCACGTTGATATGTTGTTTCGAATCGTTGAAGTTATCAACGGCCCACTTGATATTTGGAAGCACAAAGAACAGATC